ATTGTCCCAACGTAAACTTGGATGTGTGACCAGAACAGCTTTACGATTTCCTCCAAGGTCTGAACCGCTGCTGTGCCTAGATCGTCATTGTAAAGCCTGCGGGCATCAGGGTCGGATTGTGGTCCGCGATGGAATAGCGTGTCCACGCCTTCCTTTATTAGCTTCATCATGTTCACCGCCCCAGCGTCTACACCTGGGACGGGCAAGAACCGGGTTTGCACCCCTGCCGAACCTGATTGGCGGTTGCCCTCAAAGAAACGCGCTCCAGGCTTGGGTTGTGTGGAATCCTTGCCACCTTGCACCACAGGAGGAAACGCCGCTAATTCGCCTGCCGCTACGGAGCCGTCTAACAGCTTCTTAGTTGCAACCTGCTCAGTATCAACTAGCTCCGGCACCCCTCGGGATTGCACTGCCAACGTTGCTGGCTCCCGTTGCTCAACCACAAAGGGCATATTCAAGCAGCGCTTAACCTTGTTGCTCAGAACCTTAGTTGGCAGGAACGGATGAATGACCGTCTCAAATACTGCCGGAATACCCGTGTCACTGACTGCTACACGTGTAACGGTGATGACCTGGAACAAGGGATTGCTTAGGTTGTTTTGCTGCTCAACCTTATAGCCAATACCTACCCCATTGAGTAGCCAAGTGTTCTTTAGCTCTTGGTCCAACATCTCGGACAAGCCGCGATTAGGCTGGCCTTGTATTGTCTTCAGGTCTTCTTGGGTGACGTCCCAGTTTTTAGCTCGAATCAATAGCTCGGTTGAGTCTATCCACTCAGGTTCAGCCATCCACGTAGACGTCTCTGAATCATTCAGCTCAATCCCGTGGACAATGTTTACCCAGGGAATAAGCGCTTTCAGAATTGGGCTGCCGCCAGTAGACCGGGGGGCGTAGTAAGTAGCCTCTCCCTTACGAGATAGCTCACGGGCTGCTACTTTGGCTTCTTTTGGGTCTATGGTTGGGTCTAATTGCAATAGCCATCCCGCTAACGAATCTACATCCTTAGTGACCCTAGCTTGTTGCACGGCCATTGCAGCATTCATGCTAGCCTCCTCTTGTAGTAGGCCTAGCTGATCGTCCTCCAGGGGAATCCCCTCTATCTCTGCCGACTGTTGCCGCGCAGCAATCGTGCTTTGCGCTAGGAAGGAAGCAAGGTCATCGGCTGTGACGTCCTGGGGAATGAGTTGCTGGGTGTCCCTCCAGTCAACCTTTGCAATGCCGTAGCCAAACTCCTCTACACAGGTGAAAAAAAGCTTGAGGTTCTGGGTGATCGAACGCTTTTGCCCGTTCCGGTAGTGACGTAGAACGCTGTCCCAAAGCTGAGACTTGCCTGAATCCTCTACTTCATTCTGTGGTCCAATGACTACGTTGCCGGAACGTGTCGCCGCCATGCGTATCCTCACGTTATCGTTAATGATGGGCTCCGCAATGCGAGCTTTCGCGTCTACTGCCCTGTCATAAGGAAAGGCTTTCTCTCCATGCTTGAGCCCGTCCTGTGCCTGATTGGGCCAGATACACCGCCGCAATTCGTGGCACCTAACTACCTTATCAAATACCCCCATGGCCTTAGCGTTGTCTAGTGCTGCGCGGATCTCTTCGATAATGAGAGCGGCGTCAGGTGTTTCACGTGGCCCTAATTGGGAGATGCGTGTAAGGGTAGAGGAAAGCATAATGGTTAGTCTCTGATTTTAATCAAGTCTCGCACTTCCGACAGTAAGAAGTGGGGGCGGCTATTGCCAGCAAGGAAGTGTCTACGCAATACAGGAGGTTCTGAGCGTGTCCACTTGCGAAAGGTATGGATGCCAGTTGTTCCTGTGGCTGTGGCTATCATTTGCCTAACCTCTCGGGATTGTAGGTATACATCTTTCATACTTCTAAAACGCGCCCCCTTCTTCCCATGTTAGTTTTTTTCTAGGTGCCTCATACTCAGGGTTATCCAACAAGTAGTAGGCAAGGCAATCCCGCCACTCTTTACAAGCTTCATCTTTCGCTAGCGTTACTTCGCGGAAGGCTGGCACTGTGTAGGTTCTGAACATGAAGTGGGTGTTTGTGCACTCCCTATTTAGCCTGAACTTGGGCTCTGTGCCAATGCCATGATCGGCAAGCATAGAACTAATCAGTGTGTCGCCTTCATCCAGCCTAACGCCTGATGCTGCTTTGCACCAAATGCCGGACATGTTCGGATCGTCCTCTATCTTGGATAGGATGGTCATCTCCTCTTCCCCCCTGTCCATCGTCTTGTCAGTGATCTTTGCACCAACAAAGCGACTGTCGAAGATGCACGCTGAAGGAATCGCTACCTCCAATGTCTCCCATGAGAGAGAGTCGATCCTGCCGCCATACTCAATAGCTCGCAACTCGGTAGCGCCCTTCCAGGGTTCACCAGTCTCCGCCATCATTTTAACGAACCTGTGCATCATCTCCCATATGACGACAATTTGACCACGGATGCCCAGGTTCAGCCGTAGACCGTAGGCAGGCCCTTCGTCTCCATTCATCCTGTCCTGAGCTGAAACGATAGCCCAAGGCCCAGGTAAGCCGCCCCTGATAGGTATAACCTCACAAGGCCATTCCATGACTTGCCAATGCCTGCCTACAGCATCCGCTAGGTAAAGGCAAATAGCCCAGGGCTTTGCTGGAGCTGGGTCACATACCACATAAAGAGTTCCCTCCCTGGGGATGTCTGCCCAGTCGCAAAGATGGCGCTCGCTATCCCATGCCGTGAACAAGGTTTTGATGTCTTGATCTACGTGGCCATAGAGCCGCATACGTAGCTCCCTTTCCCCCGCCATCCTGTAGTCAGCTATTAGAGCGTTGTAAGCAGGTTTGAAGACGTTCGCGCTAGATGGCATGAAGAAGATAGATGCCGTTGGGTCCATACTTAGCCCATACAATGGAACCTTGGGATTCCGGCACCCTGCCAATGAGCGTAGGATAGGGGCTTCTCTCCAGCCGGAGAATTTAGCGCCAGCAAGGAACCACTTGGCCAATGCTGTGTATCCCTTGATCGGCGTAAAGCTCACAATATGAACGCTCTGCATAAGCGCCCCTATTAAGGGTAGCAGCAAGGCGCGGTCTATGCTGGCAATAGGGTTGTTGGTTAGCAGCTCCTTTAGTTTGCGTATACGGTTTAGGTAGCGCGCATCTCTAGTAATGAATGCTCTGGACGTTAGACGGGCATTGAGCGTTTTGAATAAATCGGGGGGCAAAAGCTCATCGGATAGGATGCAATCAAACTCGCCGCCCTGAAAGGTAGTGATGTCCTGCTTGTAGTTGCGAAACTCCCACTCACCGCCGCCCAGGAATTTGCGCCCTGTCTCGTCCTGGACCTCAGCTTCAACGAGGAAACGGTTGTCTGCGAATCCTGAAGAAGTGTAATTGAAGTAAGTGTCTCGGGTCTTCTTGTGCTTGGAGCGGTCAGAGATGGCTGAAGGTAGATACTTGTAGACAACGCTGTGGTGCAAATCGGCGGACATTGCCTCAGTTTCGTGCAGCATCATGATACGCCCTTTCCAGTCGTCATCATGTTCAGAGCCCCAGGGGCGGCAGTGAAAGACGAAGTTAGCTACAACGAAGTAGGTGGTCGTCTCTGTCTTGCCCGGACGGTTGCCGCCTGTCACAAACCACTTTAGGACGTTGCCGGGGTTGGCTAGCCTGGACTCGCAAAGTCTAATCAACGCTCCTCGCCAGTATTCGCTGATCCAAGCGCCCATGAAGGGGTCTTTCTTCATGGCCTTTAGCATTTTGCGCCTAGACTCAACCATTGCCTTGAGCACATCCCAGGAAACAGGGCGGGGGGTGTCCCATGTCTCAACAAAGACCAAATCCGTTATCTGCTCCTCATCCACCATAACGCGCTGCCCTGACTGCACATGCACAGTCTCATTATCATAAGGCAAATCCCACCGCGCTTTAATGGGCAGGTATATCTCATGATCGGGTTGATCGGCTAGATATGCTGACCACTCAGCGGGTGGCGCTATGATTGGCTCTTGCATCGTCGTTATACCTTATGGGGTTGCTGCTGTTGGTCGTTCGTCCCCGAAGATTTTATCTCGGCACCATGTCACATCGGCGTCATCAATCGGCAATTCGTCGCACGGGTCGCCGTCGCCGCGAAATTGAAGCCAAAGGACGTTCGGCGGAGAACAAGACGATGAAGAGGAACGGCTCATAGGCTGGTTGTCGGAAGAAGAGTAACGTTATCCGAATGAGGATGATAATGCGGAGGATTT